TATGGGGCGCAGTGTTTACCGTGACCAATACCACAGTTTCAAGCACCGTTTACATGGTCGAACAACTTACACTGAATGAAGACGGATTGGTCGATGTCGTCGCCGTGGAGTTTCCCTGCACTAGTTCTGACAACAGCCTGATTTGCTTGGACATCTTGTCCGAAAGCAACTTCAAAACCGATTGACCATGCCATTCCCCACCCTGATACCAACGGCCCGCAACTATGATGCCGGTGATTTTCCGGTGCGGACCTACAAGGCGCAGTCTGGCGCCGAGACACGCATTTTGTACGGCAGCCGCCGTAGCGGTATGAAGCTCTCACTCAGTTTTGAAAATGTAACCGACGCGCAAGCAGAGCAATTCTTGGACCACTTTGATGAAACCAAAGGCACCTTCACCACTTTTACGCTGCCACCACAAACTTTTACGGGTTGGAGCGGCAACCGTGACGCCATTGACGTGCCAACTGGACTGCGCTGGCGCTACAATCAACCGCCCAGCGTGGCGAATGTTAAGTCGGGGCGCAGCAGTGTAACAGTCGAACTGGTGGGCGCCATCTAAAATGGAATCATGAGCAAGTTCTACACCGGCAAAGACGGCACCCTCAGCATTGCTGGCATCGCGCAGGTGAAGGTGACCAATTGGTCCCTGCAGGCCGACCTTGAGATGCTGGAGACCACCACATTGGGCGATAACGACCGCAGCTACACGCCCGGCATCCGCTCGTACAGCGGCTCGGCCACGCTTTTGTATTACGAAGATGCCGCCGCTCGCAACGATGCCGCCACACAGGTGAAGCGTGTCATCAGCACTGGCGCTCCCAGCATTTCCCCCATCGCTTTCATCTTGGCGCTTGGTGGCAAGACCATCACCCTTAACGCTTTTATTACCAGTGCTTCCTACGGTGCGAGCGTGGGCGAAGTGGTGAGCGCTCAAATCAGCTTCCAAGGCACTGGCGCTGTGACTGGAGTGGCCATCTAATGTCCACCTACCTTGGCGCTTACGGTCGCGTCGCACTGCGCCGCAAAAGCAGCGAAGGCGAAAAGCTGTCTGTCGTCAATGCCAGTGACATCAACGTCAGCCGCCGCCGGTTTAGTTTTGACTTTGAGACCGGCTTTTTGATTAGCGGCGACCAGGTTGAAATTACCAGCACCGACGGCTCAACGCTTGATTTTGTAGGCACTGACGGCTGGGCTAACAACACCAAACAAACCAGCGGCAAGTGGTACGTCTTTGTCGATGACCTAGGCGGCATCCGCCTTTACAACAACTTTGCGGCTTCTCTTGACGGCGAGCTGAATGCGGCCATAACGCTTGATTCCATTGCTTCAGACATCCCCATCCGCGTCAAGGTTGAAAATGCAAGCACACGTTTGCTTGGCGCGGTCACGTCCTACGAAGTCAACACAAACCGCGAAGCCATTGACGTCACAGCATTGTCGGAAGAATTTCGCAGTCAGTACAGCGGATTGATGTCCGGCTCGGGCACAATCTCTTGCCACTGGGACTATCTTGACACCGTCGCAGAAACCGGCAACTACCTGCTGCAACTGATTTTGCGCACAGAAGTCGGCAGCGAGTTTGACGCCGAATTATTTGTCAAGGTTAACGAGTACTCTCCAACCGGCAATCAAGAAGAGCTGAACGACAGGATCTACTACAGTATTAGCGGCATCATCACCAATGCTGCCGTTGCGTTCCAGCCCGGCTCAATCGTTGAAGTCACGGCTGATTTTGTTACGACAGGCCCTATACGCCTTAAGGTTGGCTTGGGACAGCTCAACTACTTGCTGCAAGAGAACGGCGATAGACTAGAGCTTGAGCAAGATAGCAGCTCCTACTTGCTGCTCGAACAGGAGGACTAACCCTTGGCGGACCTTAAAATTACCGAGCTGCAAGCTCTTGCAGGAGCCAACCTCGCAGCCACGGATGAACTTGCTGTCGCAGACATCAGCGCCAGCGAAACCAAGAAAATTACAGTCAGCGACCTGATTGCTTTCGGCGCGGACTTAATTGCCAATGCCGAAATACCAAGCGCCAAAATCAGCTTCGCCGCTGGTTCCATCGTTGAGGCATCACTCGACACTGGCGCAGTCACCGCCGCAAAGATTGGTTCTGACGCGGTCACCGCCACTAAGCTCGCAGACCAGAGCACCTGCATTGTTGCTGCAAATCTTGCAGCACTGCAAGCTGTCACGGGCGATTTCGTTGGGCAGCTTGGCTTTACCACCGACAACGTCAAGATTTATCTCTGGCAAAACAGCACTTGGAACGCCGCCAAAGCCGCTGGCTCTATTAACACCATTTCTGCCGATACCAGCGGCATCGTCAATATCACGGTAAGCACCAGCGGCGACACCGCTACGGTTGGCACTTCACTGGACAATACTGCCGCTGCAGCGCAGTTCCTCGCAGGTCCGACCGGTTCTGCTGGCGCCGTTGGCTATCGCGCCATTGTTGGCACAGACCTGCCAGTTCCAACCACCACCACGAAGGGCGCCATTGCCGTGAACGGCGAAGGGCTGCGGATGGACGGCGACCGACTGGAGATTGACAATGACGTCACTCTTAGCGCCACGCATCACCTTGTCACTTATGACGCCAAGGGCCTCATCAATGGCGGGCGGGCAATTATTTCAACAGACCTACCTGCCGCTACATCGGGCGCCATTGGTGCCGTCACGCCTGGCACCGGTCTGTCCGTCAATGGCGCCGGGGCTTTGAATCACACCAATGTAGTTACTCCCGGCACATACGCAAAAATAACTTTTGATGCCCAGGGTCATGTTGTCGCTGGCACGGCACTGGCTGATACTGATTTGCCCAATCACAGTGCAGCACTGCTGACTTCTGGCACGCTCAACGCCGACCGCATCGCCAGCAATGCAGTTACTGCAGCCAAACTTGCAGATTACGCAACAACCACCATTGGCAATGCGCCACCGGCGGCAGAGCACATCGGTCAATTCTTTTTTAACCCGCTTGAACGCACGCTATTTCTGTGGGACGGAAACGTTTATCAGCCGGTTGGCATCAGCGCTGGTGAAATTGTTTTTTCCGGTACCTATGACGCCAGCGTCAATCAAGTTGATTCAGTTACAACTGACGGTGCTGCTATTGGCCTTGTTGCTGGACAAGCACTCCCTGCTGCAGGTGCCAGCAACCGCTCTTATTACGTCGTTGTCAGCCAGACAGGCACAGGCACCACGCCAGCTCCTGCTGTCACACTAGAACCGCCCGACATCTTGCTGAGCAACGGTACAAACTGGGTGTTGCTTGAAGTGTCGGAGACGGTTACGGCACAGCTCGCCAGCAACGTGCAGTTTTCGCCTACTGGCGACATTGTTTCAACAAACGTTCAGTCGGCCATTGCTGAAGTTGACTCCGAAAAGCTGCCAAAGGCTGGCGGCACAATGACCGGCAATTTGGAGCTAGGTCAAAACGTCGTTTTGGTATTTGAAGGCAGCACCGCCGACGGCAATGAAACAACATTGACCGTTGCCAATCCCACAGCAGACCGCACTATCACGCTGCCGAACGTAAGCGGCACCGTCGTCACAACTGGCGATACCGGCACGGTAACCAGCACCATGATTGCTGACGGCACCATCGTTGATGCAGACATCAGCGGCAGTGCTGAAATCGCCGTAAGCAAACTGGCTGATGGCGCTGCCCGGCAACTGCTGCAGACCGATGCGGCTGGCACTGGCGTTGAATGGGCCAGCAACATCGACATTCCTGGGACGCTGGATGTCACCAGTGCGGCGACGTTTGATAGCAGCGTTGCCGTGACTGGTGCGCTGACCAAGAGCGGCAACAATGTCGTCACCGTAGGCGACACTGGCACCGTTACCAGTTCGATGATTGCTGACGGCACCATCGTCAACGCCGACGTCAACGCAGGCGCCGCCATTGATGGCACCAAAATCAGCCCCAACTTTGGCAGCCAGACCATCACTACCACTGGCGTTGTTAGTGCTGCCCTTGGCGCTGCCGCCACGCCCAGCATCACCTTTACCGGCGACCTCAACACCGGCATCTACAGCCCCGGCGCTGACCAAGTAGCGGTAGCAACTAATGGGGTTGCGCGGCTGCGTATCACCAACAATAACTTATTTGTCGGCTCCGCTAATGCAGAAACCTGCGGGCTTCAAGTTGGTGATGGCGCAACTGGCGACAGAGAAGCGCTAATAGATCTAATTGGGGACACAACTTATACAGATTATGGAACGCGCCTAACTAGGAGCCCTGGTGCCAATGGAATTACATACCTTGCTCACCGTGGAACTGGAGCCATTTCTTTACTGGCACAAGAAGCTGCCCCAATAGTCTTTAATACAAGCAACTCCGAACGCCTGCGCATCACGTCCGCAGGCAACGTAGGCATAGGGACTTCTACGCCTGCCACTGCCCTTCAAGTAAACGGAGACATCCGTACTTCTGGAAGTGGCGCTGGATACGAATTAAATGATGCAAGCACCAAGATTTCAATCCCTGCCGCCAATACAATAGCTTTTTCTACCAGTGGGACAGAACGAATCAGAATAGACAACATAGGAAGACTAGGGATTGGCACTACGAGCCCACAGGCGACGGTTCATTCCAACGCTGGAAGCAATACAAGAAGCAACGTTTATGTACAAGGAACGGAATATGGCATACGACTGGGAAATAAATCTTCTGTTGGAGCGTCTATTGATGGTGTAGATGCTACTAATGGCATCAGCAGCTATCAGCCACTCTTTGTCAACGGCTCAACGTTGCTATTTGGCACAGGAGACACCGAACGCGCCCGCATCGACTCCAGCGGACGCCTGTTGGTGGGGACGAGTAGTGCTATTACATCCAGCATATCTCAAACACCGCGTTTACAAGTTGCAACCGGCGACACTAACAATAGTGGCATCCTTCTCGGAGCGTTTTCGGCTGGATCAGGACGCACTCAGCTTAATTTTGTAAGAAGCAAAAGTTCGACCATTGGCACAAACACTGTGGTTGTTAGCAATGATGTTCTTGGTGAAATTAGTTGGAATGGTGCAGATGGTACTGCTTACATTAGAAGTGCGCAAATTGCAGCAGAAGTAGACGGCACCCCCGGCACCAACGACATGCCAGGCCGCCTCGTATTTTCTACAACTGCCGACGGGGCGAGTTCTCCGACGGAGCGGATGCGCATAGATAATGCAGGCACCACGACCCTCACCTCTGCAGCAACAACCGCACCATTTATCGCCAAGATCAGCACCAGTGAAGTTGCCCGCATCGACTCCAGCGGACGCCTCTTGGTTGGCCAGTCTAATGCGCGTAGTGGTATTGGATCACGAATTCAACTTGAGAGTGCTGGCGCTGGCGTTGCCGAGCAGTTTTCTCTTTTATATAACGGCGACAATGCGGTTGGCCCAAGGATTGATCTACTGAAAACTCGCGGTACCGCGGTAGGCGGAAATACGGCAGTAATCAATGGCGACGAGCTTGGGCTTATTCGCTTTTATGGAGCAAATGGTACAAGCCCTACCGACAACAATGGCGCCTCGATTGGCGCATATGTAGACGGCGATCCATTTACGTCTGGGGATACAACAGATCTCCCAACGCGCTTAGTGTTCTCCACTACTGCGGATGGGGCGAGTTCTCCGACGGAGCGGATGAGGATAACGAATGGTGGGACAATAATGGTAAACACCACGAGCAACGACCCTGTTGGTACCTCGG